AAGCATTTCCTGGGCCGATTCCCGACGTGCAATCACGTGGTCTACCTGCGCCCGACGACTCCTTCCAGGGATACATCGGTACTCAAGGAAGCAATCGCGATAGTGGAAAACGGCTACTCGGCGTCGGGGGACATGATCGATTCAGCGCCGTGGTCAAGCCTGCGCTCCGTACAGAAGATGCCCGAATCGGCCTACAAGTGCTTTGATATGGGCAACGAGCACCTGCTGAACCCCATCAGGCACGGGCGGCGGGATCTGACCAACCTGCCGAATCAGCAATGCCCACAAACATATGCGGCAAACGGGTATATCGATATTCTGTCCGGAAAATGGGCGCGGTACGGGGCGGATGTGTTTGGCGACTGCATTTACGGCTATCTCACGCCTCCCGTGGTGGAACTCGATACACCCGAGCAGTGGGCCTATGCGGAATATCTGATCGAGAAAGGACTTGCATGAGACGGTTGGCAATAATTGCTTTGAGTATCCCATGCATAGCACTTGGGATCTTCTTCGACCTTCTTAAATTACCAATTGTCGTGATGGTTTTCCCTTTTCTGTTTTGCATTCAAACCACACTCCATCTCAGGCACCAAGAGGGCTTCCGGAACCTCTGGGAGTTTCTGCTGTTGTTTATGGCAATGGGGACAAACATGAGCATGGAATGTATGGGATTTCATGGGTGGAAAGGACTGGTTTGAAAAGATCCGATATCAACTCTCAATTCCGGTGGGACGAAGCGCAAAACGCAACCGTATGGTCTGCCGGCAGAAAGTATATCGATTTCACCAGCGGGATATTCGCGGCAAACCTCGGCCACAATAACGATGCCGTACTTGATGCCGTCCTCGACGCCGTCTGCAAGACGGGCCCGCATTCCTACAGCTACGGTCTGCCGTCCCGCGACGAGTATCTGAAGCGTTTGTGCGCGTGGTCCGGGTTCGAACACGCCCACCTGTTCACCACGGGATCTGAGGCAGTAGAGGCGGCGATGCGCGTAGCTTGGATTTTGGGGTACGGCGCCGACGACTTCTACGGCCTGCCCGGATCGTTTCACGGCAAAACCTGGGGACCGGATAAGATCCTGCTCCGATTCAACGATGCGTGCGATTTCCACGAAAAAGATGTTGCCATAGTCGAGGGATACCGGGGATGGGACTGCCATTTCTGGGAGCCGGAAGTAATTGAATCCGTTCGATGCGCCGGGCTGGTCATAGCCGATGAGGTCCAGAGCGGATTCGGGCGCACGGGAAAGCGGTTTGCCCACGAGCACTACAAGAATCTGGTCCCCGACATGGTTGTCACCGGCAAGGGACAGGGCAACGGATGGCCGGTGTCTGCCGTCCTGGCAAGAGGCAGATGCGCGGATGTTCTGAGAGAACATGCCGACGAGTTTTCCAGTACGCACGGAGGCAATCCAGTTGCGTGCGCGGCAGGTCTGGCCGTGCTAGATGAGTTCGACCGGCGCGGGTTTTGGGCTGACGTAAACGCTGTATCGATGATCCTGCAAAGCGGTCTGGCCGACTCGCCTTATCCGGTCAACTGCCGGGGGGTGGTCGCGGCGATCCTCACACCCACCGCGAAAGATGCGGATCGAATCGTGCTCGGCTGTCGTGAGAAAGGGCTGCTCGTTGTCCACACCGGCAAGGCAAGCGTCAAAATCGGACCGCCCCTGACGATTCCAGGGCGGGAATTGGCGGAAGGACTGGGAATACTAATCAGTATCTTGAGGAACGCTTCTTTGCCTGGACTTGATTGCTTCACAACTAATCTCGCCAAAGGTATGGAACAACTTGCCAATCAGATCGATGAAGAAGCGTTCAGATCCATGGAGGGACAATGCGCCACTGCGGATTAATGGTCCAGAACATGGACAGGGAAATTGATTGGTTCCAACGGCTCGGATACAAGGTCAAAATCCATCGAGTTGAAGAATGGGCGAACCGGCGCTTGGAAATCGTCAAGATGGAGCGCGATTACGATCATACGATGGTGGAACTCATTCATCCTATAACCGGAGAGTGGTCGCCACACATATCGATTGATGTGGATTCATGGCCGAAATCCCCCGTTGTAGTGAAATGTTTGGGCGAGCCAATGGACGAAACTCTGGAAGTCGGATTCGCGATCAGCCCGAACGGCAACGTTGTGGAACTGGTGAAAAGAAAGGCGGTGAAGTAGTGGAAACGAAAATGGTCGATCTGGAACGCACAAAGAAAGAAATGAAGGCGGCTGCGCCTCCAGCCATATCCTACGAGGACGAGAGATACCCCTACGGGACATGCCTTCGCTTCGAGAAATCCGAAATGGATAAACTTGGCCTAGATGCATCCAAACTTGCGGTTGGGCAGAAGATGGAAATCCGGGCTATCGGAGAGGTGACAAATATCTCCTCTCACGAGTCCACCACCGGCGAGGACCAGTCCTGTGCCATCCAGATCACGAGCATGAGTCTCGCCTATGATTTGGGCAGCAAGGGCAACAAGGCGTACAGGGATGCCCGCAAAAGTGGCGCAGGAAAACCCGAATAATCGGAGACAGCTATGAGCGGGATTGAATTTGCGGCAGTAGGCATGATTGACGGTGCTGCCGTGTTTTTAATTACAGCGATATCAGCGATTGTTTTCGCGTTCGCATTCTGGAGATTTATCGACTGGTTTGTGAACAGACCATAAAACCCATACGCTGGAGACTTCATGAGCGAAGATGCTGTAGCTTCCAAGATATGCGAATGTGGTTGTGGCAAACTTATTCAAACTACAGGAAGGCATTTGCGCGATGGTGTTCCTCGCTTTGCAATAGGACATTACGACAGAAAGACCAGCAAAAAGAAAGAAGGCAAAAACCCATTTCCATTTGCGAGCAAAGTTGAAGTTGTAGCATGCAAGAAATGCGACTGTGGTTGCGAAGAAGTAATAGAACTTAAAAAGTGGCACTTTGATGCCAAGTCTGTTATTCCCAGATTTATAAGAGGCCACAACCCTGCAACAGCGTTCGAGAATGGAAATAAGTTAGGCTGGAAAGGTGGAGAAATAACAGATGCATGCGGCTATGTCTGGTCTTATTCTCCAAACCATCCATACAAAAATGCACAAGGGAGGGGATACGTCAAGAGACATCGGCTTGCTATGGAGAAACACCTTGGAAGATATCTCGTACCGCATGAAGTAGTCCACCATATAAATGGAATCAAGGGTGACGACAGGATAGAAAATCTGTTACTCACTACAAACAGCGAACACATGAGGCTGCATCACGTACAGGGAGACTTTCCGAGAGACAGAAATCAGGACGGAACCTTTGCGCGAAAGGCTGTGTAAGTATGCGAAATCCTTACTTAGTTGGTGAAATTGGAATCAATCACAACTCCGATATGAATATTGCCAAGGCTCTCATCCGGCAGGCGCAGGAAACCGGCTGGGATGCTGTCAAATTCCAAAAGCGGACCATTGATGCCGTCTACACGCCCGAATTCCTCGCCTCGCCTCGGGAATCTCCTTGGGGAACCACGCAAAGGGCGCAGAAAGAAGCCCTGGAATTCTCCATCGAGCAGATGGGCGAACTCTTCGACTATGCGCGGTCCCTTGGCCTGGAGCCGTTCGCGTCCGCGTGGGACTTCGGTAGCCTGATTGAAGTGGAGGATCTCAATCCAAAGTACCACAAGGTGGCGAGCCCGTTTCTGACCAACAAGGATTTTCTATATGAGGTTGCGAACCTGGGGAAGAAGACATTCATATCTACGGGTGCATCTACCATGCGGGATATCGGGCTGGCGGTCGACCTTTTCCGGCGCTATTGCTGCCCGTTCACTCTCCTGCACTGCGTTTCGGTCTACCCGTGCCAGGAAGAACTGACCAATGTGGGAATGGTCAAGACTCTTCGCGAGGTATTCAAGTGCGATGTGGGCTATTCGGGGCATGAGGTTGGCATCCTTCCCAGTATCCTTGCTGCCGCGCTCGGAGCTTCGGTAATCGAGCGGCACATTTGCATTTCTCGTGCCGACTATGGGAGCGACCAAAGCGCGAGTCTTGAGCGCCGGGGAATGGAGTTGCTTGCGAAATACTGCCGAGGGATTCCGGCCGCAATGAGTGACGGGGTAAAAAGGATACTTCCGGGAGAGGCGGAATCGGCACGGAAATTGAGATATTGGGCGGACGTAGCATGAAATACATCAAAAACCTTGGGATAAGAACCTGCAAGACGGGTAAGGCGAAGTCTCATTGGGGGTTGTTCGAATGCCCCAAATGCGGTGGCATAGTTGAAAAACAGGTAGCTAACGGAAAGCGTGACCTATCTTGCGGATGTACGCACTACGATGTTCACTATAAACATGGACTTACCCATCACAATAGGTCCGGCCATGACATCTACAATGTGTGGCGCGGTATGATAGCGCGGTGTTACACCCCAACTGCCAAAGCCTACGACAGGTATGGTGGGAGAGGAATAGATGTGTGTGCGGCTTGGAAAAACGATTGTGTGGCATTTAGCAGATGGGCAACTGGAAATGGGTGGAGGCCGGGACTGACTCTTGACAGGATAAACAATGATGGTCCGTATCATCCTGACAATTGTAGATTTGTAACTCCATTCCAAAACAGGATAAATGCATCAGATGTTAAACTGAACGAACATATAGTTACTTTGATACGGGCCATGTACTCAAGCGGCGGTTTTACTTACTCGGGATTAGGAAAACTGTTTTCTATCAGTGGTTCACAGGCTGGAAGGATTGTAAAGCATCAAACATGGAGGGGCATAGCATGAAACCAAAAGCCCTCCTAGCATGTTACGACAACGGAAGTCATCTGCCTTTTTTCCCAACAAATTTAGCGTATCTCTACTCTGCGCTAGACCGGGCAGGGTGGCATGTCGAGGTATGGCACCAAGACATACACCACTACCCCGACCGCGATCTTACCAAAAAGGTTGAGGAAGGGTTTGATTTGGTGGGGCTAGGATTCGTTGCGGGCTATTATCAACACGCTAAGGCAGTATCGCTTTCAAAGGCAATCAACAACGCGTGTAACCGAAATAGTTTCAAGTTCGTCCTTGGTGGTCATGGCCCGGCTGCATCCCCAAAGTATTTCTTAAACAAACTCGGAGCGGACCATGTAGTCATTGGTGATGGCGAAGAGGCTATTTTAAACCTTACCGCCCCTATAGTCCAAGGCGGACGATGCAAGCCTGATTTCTGGCCCGCATATTCCGAATTTCCGATGGAGATATACAGACTTCACAGATTTCCAAACTCTGATCCATCAGCATTCACGGTCCCCCTGCTTTCTGCTCGCGGATGCTTCTATAATTGTTCATTTTGCGCCAGGATAGTGAAAGGTTTTTGTCCCAGAGAGGCAAAAGACGTTCTCGAAGAACTGACTTGGCTTCACTACCACTATGGGGTTCGTGATTTCCAATTCAGCGATGAGCTGCTCATGTCCAGTGAGTCCCGCGCCGTCGAGTTCTCAGAGGCAATCATGGCCCTGCGCTTCAAGATCAAATGGGACTGCAACGGAAGGCTCAACTATGCCGACCCCGAAGTCCTTCAGATCATGAAAAAATCGGGTTGCAACTACGTGAATTATGGGGTAGAGGCCCTGGACGATGAAGTCCTGCGCCTCATGAACAAGAAGTTAACCGTCGAGACCATAAACAAGGGCGTAGAGGCCACAATAGACGCCGGTCTTACGCCGGGACTGAATATCATGTGGGGAAACCCCGGCGACGATGCTGAAACCCTCAGACGTGCGGTTGACTTCCTCCTCAAATATGATGGGGTGTCTGAACTTCGCACGATCCGGCCCGTAACGCCCTATCCCGGATCAGCACTTTTTGACCTGGCTGTCGAGCGGGGAATGATTGAGGATGCGGCCGACTTCTACGAGCGCAAGCACACGAATTCCGATCTGTTTACCGTGTCGTTCATGCCGGACATCTCACCAAAAGAAGCGGATTTGATGCTCTGGAAGGCAAACGAGCGGCTGATTTCCGCATATTACATGCGGTGCACCATGGCGGCATCGGGCAGGGCGAGAGCGTTCTACACGGGACAAGACGCGACTTTTAGAGGCTGGAGGGCTGCATGAATGAAGATGAGGCTTTTTACAAAAACTAGCCGAAGCTTCTGAGACTTCTGGCGGGGGATGAATATGAAAAAATCTAACTCGCACCGGCGCTGAAACAAGAACCGGCACCGGTCGGACGACTCGGCGAAAAGAGCAAGATGGAATATCCAAAATGACAGAGGCGTAACCGGGCTCAGAGTGTACCGGTGCTATGCCTGTAATGGGTGGCACCTGACCAGCCAACCATATCCCGGAGCGGAGCATTTATGAAATCAACCTTTGTTGAGAAGGTGTGGGGCCGGGAAGAAATCATAAGCACTCGCGGAAAGGTGATGCACCTGGACAGAGGCGCTCAGTGCTCCTACCACCGGCACGAAAAAAAGGAGGAGTATTTCTTCATCCTGTCCGGTGCAGTGCGGATGCGTCTTGGAGAGTGGGATCAGTGGGAGGAATGCGATAAGATGCCCGGCGACATAATCCACATCCCCATCGGAACATATCACAGCTTCATGGGACTGGAAGACTCTCGGATCATCGAGACGAGCTTGCAAGACGACGATCCAGCGGACAGCTACCGGCTTACGGAGAGTAGAAGAGGGGTTTTATGAATCAAAACTCCTACCAAGTCCATGATGATGAGAGCAATGTTACTGGATTGATAACCCAAGACCTTATTGACGAGTGCCTGAACGCAAAGACCGAGAATGTTGTTCTCAGGAAGACGGTAGAGCATCTTTCGCATGTGCTTCGAGAACTCACTGCGCAACCATCGATGCAGCAACGATACGACGCGTTTTACGGAAAATTCCAGCAAGACGCTATGAGTGCATACTGGAAACAAAACGTGAATCGCGCCCAACGAGAATACGAGGATGAACTGAAAAAATACATGGACCGCATGTATGCCGAGAGCATAAAAAGGAGTGCCAGATGATCCTTTCCAGAATCAATGTAGAACTTTCGAGCCACTGCAACAAGTCTTGCCCAATGTGCGGCCGCAGAAAGCTTGAAAAAGGACACCCCGATAAGTGCGATTGGGGCGACATGCCCGTGAAACTTGCCTACAAAATTGCGGAACAGATTCCACCCGGCACGATTGTGCAACTCCACAACAACGGTGAAAGCCTCCTGCACCCACATTTCGGGCGGTGCCTGTCATTTTTCAAGCACTGCATCACGGGCCTTAACAGCAATGGGATTCTGCTTGTCGAGAAGGCCGAGGAACTCATCGGCAATATCGATACGCTGACGATTTCCGTAATCCAGGACGACGACCCGCAACTTGCGAAAGAGCAGCTTGCGAATGTGCGGAACTTTCTGAAGTTGAAGGGAGACCGCAAGCCGAACATGGTCTATCGTCTGCTCGGGAAGGTGGATGAAAAAATATGGAAGCAGTTCCCGGGCATCGTAGCAACAAGGCCCCTGCACTCGGTAGCCGGGTCATTTGACTACGAAAAGCCCGTAACCATACCAGAGATGGGGATTTGTCTCGACCTCCTCACAAGCGTTTCCATTGATCGCTTTGGGCGCGTTTTCCCGTGCGTGAGGTTCAATCCGGACGGTCTCTCGCAGATCGGCGACGTCAACCACGCTAGCCTTGCGGAGATTGTGAACAGCATCGAATCTCAACCTTGGCAGAAGGGCAAGCACTTGCGAAAGCACTACGTGAGTCTGCATGTGCAGGGCCGCAGATCGGAAGTGCCGTTGTGCGAGAAATGCGAATTCTACGGCGTGCCGAGAGGAGTGAACTGATGGATGGATTGTTAACGGTAGCAACACTGCGTCGCGAATGCCTCAGCTTGCTACAGAATAGAACCGGAGAGGATCTAAGCAATATCATACCGAGAATGGTATTTGAAAGAAAACAGATACACATGGGTGAAGACAGAGAACTAACTCTAACGTTCGACGGGAAATCATCCCACTGCGAAATCGCCACAGAATCTCTTTTTCAGAGTCTGGACACCTTTTCGACCCGTTATCTGAAGCCGATGGTTGATGCCGTTCTCAAAGACAAGGCCCAACATGCAATCCTGGCATCTAACACAAACCAAGACAAGGGTAGATCTATGGTGCGCCTACCAGCTACATTCAAGCTCGGAGCACACGTATACAAGGTGGAGTTTCCGTATCACTTCAAGGAGCGCAACGACCTCCAGGCGCAGTGCGATAATGCGGAACTGAAGATCAGGATCAACGATCGAGAACCAGGTGGACAGATCCGGCCCGATACGAATGTGCTGCAAAGCTATTTCCACGAGCTGCTTCACGCCATAGATGCCACATTCCTCCAAGGCCAATTGGGGAAAACGGACCTGTGCGAAGTTTACATAGACGGATTGGCTGAGGGACTTACTCAGGTGTTCTGCGACGGCAATTCCCCGTCTATGGAGGCCGACAATGACCACTAACGCCGATCTTCAAACCAAATACGAACAGATGCACGCACAGGGACAAACTGCATGGTTCTCGGATGGCGAGAATGAGCGTAGAACTATCCTCAGGATTGGCGGGCCATGGAACAACAAAGTAATTCTTGAAATTGGTTGCGGGCAAGGTGGCTTGTGCCGGTCTATAGAAATAGAGGGCGGGGTACCTACGGGAATTGATTATTCCAAAGTTGCCGTACAAACTGCAAAAACTAATTTCCAGGGCATCCCGTTTTATTGCAGAGACCACAGGGCGGGGCCTGGATGGCAATATGATAGGATAGTTCTCCAGGGCGTTCTCGAACATTTTGACGATCCATGGACCGAACTCGATTGGATAGCTCGCAACCTTGTCCGCGATGGCGGCGATATCATAACTTCCAGCCCTTGTTTCATAAATCCGAGAGGCATCGTGTGGATGACCCTTGCGACGCTCTTTGATGCTCCGATGAGCCTGACCGACCTTCACTTTCTGCACCCGTGGGAATTTGAGCAATTCGCCAAGAACCATGAACATGTCAAGAATCTGACTATTTCCTACACAGATAAATCGTGGGGCTGCGGCGAGGAAATGGTGTCCGACTTGAGGCAGCGCCTTCCGAAAGTATTTCCGGAAATGGACGGGGAGCGGATAGCCAGATTGGTTGATTGGCTAGAGAAGGCAAGCCATTTCATCTACACATCAACGGGAGCAACCGCAGTCTACCGACTGGAGTTGAAATGAGCGAACCCAAAGAGCCAAAAGAGTCTTTGGTAGATCCGTCAGCCGTGGCGGAAGTATTCGGGCCTGACCCGATGCAGCATGCCATGGCCGACACGGGGATTACCTCGGAATCAATAGCCAAACGTCTCAAGGCTCAACTCAACGCAAAAGAGACGAAGTTCTTCCAGCACGAGGGGGTGGTTGTCGAGACCCGCGACGTGATAGCTTGGGCGATTCGCCAGAGGGCAACAGATATGGCGCTCAAACTTATGGGGGCATATCCAGCGGAGAAGCAGAAACACGAGTTTGATACGCCGCTCATAGTGGAAATCAGAAAGCTTGCGGAAGATGCCGAAGATAAGCCTACCGAATAATTGGAACCCACGGCCGGACCAGCGTCCGTTGTGGAATTATTTGGAGCGCGGTGGGCTTCGAGCAATAGAGATCGCTCATAGAAGGTGGGGTAAGGATGCCGTGGCTCTACATTTCACGGCTACAGCAGCGATGCAGAGAATCGGGAACTACTGGCACATGCTCCCCATGTACGCGCAGGCAAGAAAGGCGATATGGGACGCCGTAAATCCAAAAACGGGAAAGCGCAGGATTGATGAGGCTTTTCCCAAGGAGATCAGGAAAAAAGAGCGGGTGAGTGACATGTTCATCGAGTTCAGAAACGGCTCGTCATGGCAACTTGTTGGAAGCGACAACTATGACGCCTATGTTGGGTCTCCACCCATAGGGATCACATTCTCAGAGTGGGCGCTTGCAAACCCCATGTGCTGGCCCTACATCATGCCGATTCTGGAGGAAAACAAAGGCTGGGCGCTTTTTATAACCACTTCCAGGGGGAACAACCACGCAAAGAAAATGCTGGACTTGGCTAAGACATCTTCCGGTTGGTTCGGGGAAGTTGTCCCGGCAAGCAAAACAAATGTTTTTAGTCAGGAAACGCTCGAAAATATCCGGGTTGAATTGATAAACATCTTCGGAGAGGAGCACGGCGAAGCCCTGTATCAGCAAGAATACCATTGCAGTTTCGAAGGGGCTATCTTCGGCTCCTACTTCGCTAAACAGATGGCTCTGGCAGAGTCGTCTGGAAGGGTATGCTCTGTACCGCACCAGACCGGCCTTGAGGTCTACACGTTTTGGGATCTTGGCGTGGATGATTCGATGACGATCTGGTTCATGCAGCAGACGGGGAAATCGTTTCACTTCATTGATTATTACGAAAACACAGGCTACGGCCTTGAACATTACGCTAAGATCCTCAAAGAAAAGCCGTACAATTACGCAGAGCACTACATGCCGCATGATGCCGATGCCCGCGAGATGACCAATAGTGAGGTTGCCCTTAGCCGCAGGGAGGTTGCGGAGAACTTGGGAATCAAACCCATAACCGTTGTAAGTCGCGTGCGAAACATTGACGTCAAGGTGCAGGTGCAGATACCGGCAGTGCGCAACTTGCTGGGCCAGTGTTGGTTTGACAAAGAGAAATGTGCAAAGGGCATCTCGGCGCTCGAAGGATACCGGGCGGAATACGACGAGGAAAAGAAAGTCCTAAGTAATAGGCCGCTTCATGATTGGTGCTCACACGGGTCGGACGCTTTTATCACGTTCGCGGTCGGGTACGTGGAACATTCGAAGTCGAATCCGAATCTTTACAAAATCCGAAAGCGAGGCGGTGCCAATGGATGGATGGCGAACTACTAGGAGGCGCGGAGGAGCAACTTAATTTGATCGAATGAAAACGGGGTCCGGGTCCGGGGTCGGCCAACCTTGGAATCGGCGCAAGAATGAAAAAGCGGCAGTCAGGTGCCTGACCATCTGGTTTGCCGCTTTTTTGTTGCCCCTCACATTTTACCGCTGGGCGGTCGGGAGCGTGGCGCGGAGTAATGGGAGACAACCCAAAATGTCCGAATCGGAAGTTGATATCCTGGCAACTGCAAAGAAGCACTTTGAGGAAGCCAATTCCGCATGGAGCGACCTCCACGCCGAAATGCTGGAAGACTTGAACTTTCTCGCCGGTGATCAGTGGGACCCTACCCTTTTGGCCGACCGGGAGGGCAAGCCTTGCCTCACAATAAACAAACTCCCGGCATTCATCGATCAGGTTGTGGGCGACCAGTTGCAGAACCGCCCGCAAGTGCGATTCATACCTGTTGACGGCAGTGCCGATCCGGACACGGCTGAGGTTATGACGGGCCTATTCCGCCACGTTGAGCAACAGTCAGACGCGGAAGTTGCGTATGACACGGGCAGCGATTCGGCTGTTTCGTGCGGCAAGGGAGCATGGCGGGTTCTCACGGAATATACCGACAGTGAGACGTTCGACCAGGAGATCCGGATTGAACGCATCCTGAATCGTTTCTCGGTTTTTCCCGACCCGCTGGCCCAAAAGTGGGATTACTCGGACGGGCGGTACATGTTCGTCGTTGAGGACATCCCAAGGGAAACATTCGAGGCAACCTACCCCGATGCGGATCATTCTCAATGGGACAATGCGGAAGCCACAAACGACTGGATAACGCCGGACCATGTTCGGGTGGCCGAATATTTCTATAAGAAGCCGGTTTCCGCCATGCTCTACGAAATAGAGTTTCAGGATGGGACCCGGCAGATTGTGAAGACCCTGCCCGATCAGGATCAACTCAATCCGTACATAGAGATTCAGAAACGGAAGACCACCGAGGACGAAATATGGTGGACTAAACTTATCGGGACAGAAATCCTTGAGGGACCGACGAAGGTCCCTGGGCGATTCTATCCCATTGTTTTGTTGTGGGGAAAAGAGTTGGTGCTGGATAAAAAGCGCATCTACCGAGGGGCCATACGCCACGCCAAAGACCCGCAACGGCTCTACAATCTCAGCCGGAGTTGGTCCGCCGAACGCACGGCCCTTGCCAAGCCATCGCCCTACTTTCTCACGCCGGCAATGATCCAGGACCATGAATGGATGTGGAACAATGCGCACCTGGAGGATCGGTATTACATGCTTTTCAATATCGACCCCAAGTATGCCGGTGCACCCCAGCGTCAGATGCCAGGGGCAGTGGACACCGCCGTCCAATCCGAAATGCTGGTGGCGGATCAGGAGATCCACGATACCACCGGCTTGCAGCAGGCCAGTTTGGGGAAGAGGAGCAACGAAAAATCGGGTATCGCGGTCATGGCGAAGCAACGCGAAGGGGATGTTGCAAACTATGCCTACACAAACAACCTGGCCCGGGCGCTAAAATACACTGGTAAAGTTTTTCTTGATTTGGCTCCGATCATCTACGACACGGCCAGGATCGTGCGCATCCTTGGCCCTGACGGTGCCGAAAAGATGGTAAAGATCAACCAGGAATACATGGACGAAAAGACCGGGGGGCCGAAATTCCACGATTTTGCAATAGGCAAGTATGATGCCGCGGTTACCATCGGGCCAAGCTACACCACGCAACGGCAGGAATCTGCTACAAGCATGATGGAGATCCAGAAGACGCTGCCGCCAGAAGTCGCCATGGGAACCGCGCCGATTGTGGTTAAAAGCCTCGATCTTCCCGGCTCGCAGGAGTTCATCGAACGCATAGAGAAGTATCTGCCTCCTGGTATTGCTGAGGATAAGAACCAGCCGCAGCAGGGACCGCCGCAGGTTGACCCTGCCCAGCAGCAACAAATGCAGATGCAACAGCAGATGATGCAACAGCAGCAAGCGGCGGCACAGCTTCAGTTCGAACAAGAACGGGTAAAATTGGAGCAGGAAGCCGCCAAACTTGAAGGAATCAAGCTTGACAACCAGAAGAAACTGATGGATTTGGGCAAATCGCATCAGGAGATGGTGCACAAAGAAGTAGGTATGGAGCGGTCCATGTATGAAGGTATGACTTGGGATGGTACCGATACCGGGCAAAACTTTTAATCATTAGCACCATTTTCAGTTTGTAGAAAGACGAATATTCTTGACAAAGGGAATGAAAGGTGCAATGGAAGAGATACGTTGTCCGATTTGCAACCGCCTGCTCATGAGGGGCACAATTGTGCGCATTGAAATCAAGTGCCCGAAATGCAACAATGTTCTGAGTTTGGCCGAGCAGAGGATACGAATCGTATTCGAAACGAGGAGATACGCCATGAAGTAACGAGGCGCTAAATTAATCGCAACCAGATAGCTTAAAGCTACACATAAGAAGATAGCAGAGCCCACAAGAGGCCGGACTTCCGAGAAATCGGGGTCCGGTTTTTTGCGTTTAAAAAGGCAAAAAACGTGGAAGTCGTACTCAACACAGAACGAAAGCCGGAAACAGTTAACCCCGCGGTGCTCATAAGCGGAGACGCCTGGAGCCTGGAAGATGATGTTTCGGCTTTCCGCTCCCTCGGCATTCCACACGATGTCTACGCAATAGGCCGATCCATAAAGCTCTTCGACATAGTAGACCATTGGGGAAATGTGGATTGCGGAGAATCCGTATGGTGGGCTGAACACTTGCCCGACAAATGGAGATCCGGTCCGCAACGGCACACCCTTGGCGCAATGCGCGGCTTTGATTTCGACTGGAGTATACCCCAGTCTGACTACGGCATGGAAGATATCCTATGGCACGGCAGCACGGCCCTTTTCTGCGTCTACACGGCCCTTGCGATGGGATACCAAAGGGTTGTATTGGCCGGGTGCCCGATGGATTCGGGCGGGCACTGGTATCACCCCGGAATCAAGGGGCCGCGATGGACAGGTGAATCCTACCGGGCGTGGCTGGATTTCAAGCAATTGCCGGAATCGGAGTGGGTACGTTCAATGAGCGGATACACGAAAATCATACTTGGAGAACCAAGCGCGGCATGGCTATCAGACCAACAAAAGTAGACCAGGACGACTGGTGGAAGATGGAGCCGGTAGAACTGGATACCATCCGTCCCAAACCGAACCGTGACGTTCTTCTGGTTTGTGGTGATGGGGCATGCGTCTTTGACGACATAGCGGCATTTCTCGACCTCGATCCGGCACCTTTTGACACCATGCTCATAAACCACATGCCGCTCTCATATCCTGGCAAGTATCAGCACTTCGTGTGCGGAGACTCGCACATGAAGCCCATGCAGAAGATAGCACAGACACTCCCCGCAGAGGTCGTAAAGCACTGTTGGAACCCCGGCAGTACAGGCTTTGATATTCGATGGGTGAAGGAAGACGGACGCGGCTGGAACGGCACTACGGCAGCACTGGCAGTCAAGATCGGCATCACCTTGGATTACCTCAGAATCATCCTTGCCGGGTGCCCCATGGATCATTCCGGCCATTGGTACGACAGCTATCTGCCCGACAGTGACAAGAAGCTCCAGAACGACCACCGGCATCATCTCTGGTATTGGACCGAACTGGCGGCACGGCCTATTGGCCAATTTGTGCGTTCGATGAGCGGAAACACGGCCGATCTGTTCGGAAGACCCGACGCGGATTGGACCGCATGTATGGAATACCCTGAATAGGAGACTGTTTTATGGGTGCAGCGCCCGACGAAGATGAAGACGGGAAAGAGTTTGTAGAATCGGTGCAGTTCATCCCGGAAAATTTCGAGGCACAACTTGACAGCCTCCCGGAAGAATTTGCTCCGGAGATTCCGGAAGAAACCCGCAAGAAAGAAGAGGCCAAGGGTTCCGAAGTAACGGGAACTGAGGAAACAGAACCTGAAGCGCAAAAGCCGGAAGAGGGCCAGGGGGAAACCGACGATCAGCCGCAGGTTACCCCGGAGAAGCTTGCCGCCGAAAATGAGGAGTTGAGGAAGCGGCTTGAGAAATCGGAGGCGCGGTCAGGCTACTGGCAAAGAAAAGCCGAGAAGCAAGCCGCCGAAGCAAAACAGCCGATGGAACAACCCGCACCGAACAGGCCCAAACCCGAGGACTTTAAAAGCGACGAAGAGTATCTCGAAGCACTCACCGACTACAAGGTTGAAGCCAAACTCCGCGAACAGGACACGAAGCGAGCGGAAGCGGCCAAAGCTCAAGACGTTCAAGGTCTCCAGTCATGGACAAGCGCCATGATGGCGGAAGGGGTATCGCAGTTCTCCGACTTTGAAGAAATCGTGACAGACCCCATAGTCCCTCTCACACAAGGCATCCTCCAGGCCGTGCGGGGAGCGAAAGACATTCCGCACGCTGAGATCATCTACTACCTCGGCAAAAATATCCGAGAGACGGCAAAAATATCAAGGCTCGGCCCCGAAGCCATGAATCGGGAGATTGGCGCAATAGCAGACAGAATAGCGGCGGACAAGGCAAAGGCAGAAGAACCGCAGCCTGAGCCGAGGCCACAGAAGCGAATCTCAAACGCGCCTCCTCCAATCAACCCAGTTCGTGGAGCATCCACCGGGGTCATGAAAGACCCGGAAAAGATGTCGCACGAAGAGTTCCGGAAGTGGCGGCGCAAGGGGAGTTAACCAGATATGGGAAGCACCCATACCCTGCTTACGCCTACCGTTATCGCCAAGGAAGCCCTGATGCTGTTGGAAAACAACCTCGTCATGGGAAACCTTGTTCATCGTAAATATGTCAACGAATTCAAGAAAGTCGGAGGATCGGTATCCATCAGGAAGCCGGTCAAATTCCGCGTAACCAAGTCGCGCACGCGCTCGACTTCGACTATCACCGAACAGAGCATCACCTTGACTGTCGCAACCCAGGCGCACGTTTCCTGGGCATTCAACAGTAAGGATTTGACGCTCACCATTGAAGAGTACAGCGAACGGTACGTAAAGCCCGCCGCCGCCGCCCTTGCCAACACGATGGATGCGGACGTGTGCTCCCTCTACGACGACGTATACAACTCCGTGTACGAATCCACCGGGTTCATCACGCCGGAATCGTTCATTGTGCTCGGCAAGGCAGCGCAAAAGATGGACGAGGAGGCGTGTCCTCCTGAAGACCGTTCCATCGCCTTGAATCCGGCCGCGAACTGGAGCCTCGCAAACGCTCTCAAGGGTCTCTACGTGCAGGACGTGGCGGGCGGGGCCGTGAAGGGAGGGATTGCAAGCGGAGGCCCTCCGAAGGGATACCGTGGCACAATCGCCGGTTTCGATATCTACATGGACCAGAACATCAAAACCCATACCACCGGCCAGTTCCATGCAACCGGATCAACGGCGGCGCTGAAGGTGCAAACGGCGGCCGGGTCCGGGCTCCTCGGTTCGGATGCCAAATCCTACCCGATGATCGATTTTAAGATCGTCAACACCAAGGCTCTGCGGACAGGAGACGTGTTCACGATTGCCGGTGTTTATGCGGTGAACCCGATGAGCGGGGATTCCACCGGGCAACTCCGACAGTTTACCGTTACGGCGGATGCGTCGTGTGCGGTAACGGAAACCACGTCAGGCGGCGCGGTGACCGTTTATTTCGAACCGGCCATGGTCGATACCGGCCCTTACGCGACTGTCGATACGCTCCCTGCGGCGAGCGCAGCCGTAACGATTGTCGGGACGATTGCCGAACCCTACCCACAGAACCTGGCGTTCCACAAGAACGCGTTTGCCCTCGTGACCGTTCCCCTGGAAATGCCGCATGGCGTGTGGGGCGCTCGCGAAACCTACAACGGCCTGTCCATAAGAATAGTCAAGGACTACGACATCGACACCGACGATGAAGTCTGTCGTCTCGATGTTCTATATGGGGTCCGCACCCTGTATCCAGAAATGGCCGCAAGGATCTGGGGCGCGGAAGGGTAAACACGGCGTAACGCCGCAACCGGAATACCTGGAGACAGAATGAGCAATCCAGAGAACCATCAGCCGGACGGAATCTTTGTAGCGGGATTCCCCGGAGAGAAAAAGAAATACCCGGCCTGGCGCTACCATGACTGGCTGGAGCCAATAATCGTTGAAGATACCGGAGCAGATGAAAAGGCGCGGATGCAGGGATGGGTGGAGCACAATAAACCCGTTACTGCATCCCGCCATTTGATGAATCAGAGGTTCGACCTCGAAGACCTCTCCGCTCGGCAACTGGTAGACTACGCACGTGCCGAATTCGGGGTGGTTCTTCCGGTTGGTGCCGGGAAAGAAAAGCTTTTCAAGGCGATCTGGCGATTGTCCATGAACGCCCCCGAAAACGAGGACCGCGTTGTCCTTATGGCCCACGCCATAAAGCTCAACTACGATGAAACACAACTGGAGATAAGGAAACTCGCCGATTCGGAAACGGAACCGTGCGAAGTCACCGTACAGGAGTTTTGGGCATGACAATCGGGTTTACCAATGACGGTATGGTTTTCCTCACGGAAACCAGCACATCGCCAAACGGGCGACCGGCACAGATAACGCACACATGGGAGCCGAATGTCGCCATGCAGGTTGCGGATCTGCTCAAAAAAGCGGCCAGCGAGGCCAAAGACAAGAAAGCGGGCGCACCACGCGTCATTATCCCGCACGTGGCGATAGGACACGGATGATATGGCAACAACCGCTCATGATCTCATAAAGTCAGCGCTTCGCCTCTGCGGAGCACTCGACACGGCGCAATCTCCCGAAGCCGACCTTTCGGCCGACAGCCTGGAGGCCCTGCAATATATTCTGGATTTCTGGAGTTCGCAGGGCCTCATGATTTATGCGCAGACAAGGGAATCTCTCGCCATAACAGGAGCGGCGTCCTACACGATTGGGCCGGGTGGAGATTTCGACACAACGCGCCCTGAGCAGATTGCCGGAGCATATGTTTCGAGCGGTGGGCTTGACTATCCGCTGAAAATAATCGGACCGGCAGACTACGGCGACCTTGCACAGAAATCTTTGGGCGGAACACCGGACAGGCTTTTCTACAATCCGGAAAATCCGCTTGGCAAAATCTACCTCTACCCCCTCGGAGCGGCGGGAGACACGCTCAGCATCTATACTCTGAAGCCCTTGACCGAACCAACGGCACTTACCGATACGATTGTTTTCCCGCCAGGATACAAGCGAACGATCAAGTTAAACCTCTACGTCGATCTGGCAGCGGAGTTCGGACGTCCGGTGGACGCTATGCTCTACAAAGAACTGACAGATGCGAAAGAGGCCATAATGGCTAAAAACGCATCCGCAAGGGCTAATACCGCTAGGGTGGAATCCATCCGGCCTTACCGCAGATATTCGATAAACGAGGGATAGCAGATGCCTAAAATCCCCCTTCTCGGTGCCAAATACCAGCCGCGCATGGTGGAAGGCGATATGAATTGCTTCTTCGTCGCCGAACAGCGCGGATCGGGATTGATGGAGGCCGTCTATGGCACACCAGGGCTTCTTACATGGACAGATCCGGCCTACGTCGGACAGGGGCGGGGCGGCAAGATCGTAGGGGGAACGCTCTACTTTGTGGTGGGGAACCGCTTCTATTCGTGCTCTACTGGGGGAGTATGCTCGCACCTTGGGACGCTCTTAACAGCAACTGGTCCGTGTTACATCGAGGATAACGGCTCTCAGATCATGATCGTGGACGGCACGGCTGGCTACATCTACACAATTGCAACCGCTGTGTTTGCCCAGATAGCCGATGCGGATTACATCTGGTTTGGAAGCTTGGCATACCTGGATGGTTATTTCATCGGGCACGATCCTGACTCGGGACAGTTCGGGATATCGGCAAGTTATGACGGCACCGCGTGGGACGCCCTTGATTTTGCGAGTGCGGAAGGCCGTCCTGACAATATCATTCAGAGTCTCACCAGCCATCGTGAATTGTGGTTGTTCGGGCAAAATACCACGGAAGTGTTTTACAATTCAGGCGCATCTTCATTCCCAATCGAACGGCTGTCAGGAGGGTTCATGGAACACGGCATCCTGGCAGCCGATTCGGCTGTTTTGATCGACAACACGCCCATGTGGCTTGCCTCGGATTCGAGAACCGGGGAGCGGCTATTTGTTCGAGCCAACGGGTACACGCCGCAAATTGTCTCTGACGATCTCATGAGCTACCAGCTCGACCACATGGATACGGTGTCGGATGCCAGAGCCTACGGATACGCGGAGGGAGGTCACACGTTCTATGTCTGCAACTTCCCGACTGAGAACAAAACCTTCGCCTACGATCTCAAAACCGGGCAATGGCACAGGAGGGCGAGCTTCCCGCTAAACGGACGCCACCGAGGGAATTGGTACGTTAATTACGCCGGGAAGCACCTCGTGGGAGATTTCGAAAACGGGATCATCTACGAGATGAACCTGGATATTTACGATGAGGATGGAACCGAAATCCAGCGGGCCTGGACACTCTCCGAAATCAACTCAACTGAGTGGGTGTTTCACAGCGAACTCGTAATTCAGTTGGAAACCGGACTTGTAGCCGGGAGTGAGACCGACCCGAAGTTGATGCTCGATTATACGAAGGACGGAGGGAAGACCTGGAGTTCCGAGCGGCAGATAAGCGTCGGAACCGTTGGGAATTATACGGGGGAAGTCCGGGCGCGAAGACTGGGAAGAGCACGGCATAGGGCCTACCGGATCAAAATGTCTTCATCCCGCAAATGGGGAATCCTTGGAGTGGACTTGAGGGCCGGAGCGGGGAAGCACTGACATGGCAATCTTATCCGTAAAAGAGCAGCCGAGAGTCGCCATAGTCGATCAAAACGGCGTCCCGAACCGCGTGTTCACCGAATGGATGCAGAGTCAACTCCGTCTTGTCCTCAATCAAAAAACCGACGCGCTTCCATCGGCTTCTGGAAAAGTAGCAAAGTTCGATACTGACGGCAACTTGGCCGACACAAACAATGCGCCGCCAACGGGGGCCTTTGTTGGGACCACCGACACGCAGACACTTAGCGCAAAGACGCTTCTTCTGCCGGTGATTGCGGACTTCACCAACGCCGGACATTCCCACCAAAATACGGCAGGAGGTGGGAAGCTCGACCACGGGGCGGCGCTGACGGGGCTTACCGACGATGACCACACTCAATATCTATTTCTGGCTGGGAGAGCGGGCGGGCAGGTCGTCAAGGGCGGAACTCTGACAACTCAGACGCTTACCCTCAACAGCAACGCTCTGAAGGACGGCAAAATATACCTCGGCGATTCGTCGTATCTGGATGAGGCAAACAGAATCCTGCTCATGGCGACCGGGACAGCGCCGGGAAGTTCGCCGGCCGATTCGGCTCAACTGTGGGTTGACGATCAGGCGGTAGGGAACGCCTGCTTCCATACCCGCACCGAAAACGGAGCAGTGCTGAAGCTCTACCAGCAGGCGCATATCTCAAACCCTTCTGGGGGCGCTACGGTGGACGCCGAGTCAAGAACCGCCATAAACGCGATTCTGGTAGTTCTCGAAAATATTGGAGCGGTTGCTACATCATAAAGGATTGACATGGACCTCCGAAAATACTGTGCAATGAAGCAGGCGGGAACCGTCAAAATACTGAACGTGTCCGGCCGGTTTTTCTTGGAGAAAAAGAACTTCTGCCCGGATACCGGGGTGGAAATCCTGAGTGCGGACGGAAAGCCGGAACTCTTGCCCATCGATAAGGCGAGCCTGATTTCACAACGGGATGCTCTCGAAGACGATCTCGAAACCATTGATTGCTTTTTGACGGATGTGGAGTTGACCGAAGAGGCGGGCGGGTAAATGGTTCCCACGATATTAAAACCACTCGATAGGGCCGATTTCGAAGGACTCTATAAGATAGTTGTCGAAGAGGAGCCGTTCGGAAACGCAATCACGTTCGAGCATTTCAAGTTGAAGATGTACAACCGGGATGGGTGGACATTCTGGAAGCGGGATGCACTCATTGGCGCTTTAACCCTTTTCGACTTTGAGCCTTTCCTGAACATGTCGGTACATGCCGTTGTGGACAAAAGATACAAACGCCGGTGGGTCAACCGGGCCATGCTTAAACAGATGTTTTCGTATGCCTTCAAAGACCTTGAACTGAGAAGGCTTTCCTCGTTTTGGATTCTTGGGCTTACGGATGATGCTGGGAAATTACTCTACGATCTTGGCTTTGAAATCGAAGGAATAACCAGGCGCGGTTTCCGTGATCCGAACGGGAATTTCCACGATGTGGCGAACTTTGGGATGCTCTCGGAGGAATGCAAATGGATGTGACCCGGAGCATAATGTTTTGCTTTTACCCACTCTACGTTGCATGGAATCACGGGATAGCGCTTCTCTCCGCGCTGTGCAAGCAGGAGGGAATAGAGACATCGCTTTGCCTTCTGCATGATCAAAACGAATTCAAAACCCGGCTTTCGGATCATACCGGAAAGTATGTAGGGTTCAGCGTCGTGTGCTCAGAGGATTTTGCCAAGTCCGTACTCTACGTGGACATGGCAAAAAAAGCCGGAAAGACCGTTCTTCTCGGAGGCGTCTGGGCCGGACTGGACAAACCCACTCCGGATTGCGTCGATTATGTTTGCCGGGGCGACGGCGAAACGCTCCCCCGCTTCATCATGGAGGGAGACCGAAGCCTTTTTGAAAATAAACTCGTTTGCTCGGATCTCGATTCGCTTCCCCTTCCCGACTTCGATCTTTTCGAAGACATCCCGTTCGAACGTGGATTTCCAATACTCAAAGGGAAGCGAGTCTTGCCATATATCAGCAGTCGGGGTTGCATCCACGAATGCACATTTTGTCAGATACGGCATCAGCCTCACGGCATGAGGATACGGCGCAAGATGGGCGAGGACCTCTCGCTCCTGAGCAAGAGACACAACCCCGACGTGTTTTTTCTGGGAGATGCGATGCTGCCCTATCATGACCGGAGGTGGCGCGAATCCTGGGGGGATTTCAGACACCCGTTCGTCTGCTACATCCGGGCGGATATCGAACCGGAAACGCTTGAATGGCTCATTGAACGGGGGCTTATCGGATGCGCATTCGGAGTTGAACACGGCGACGAACATTTCCGCAACAGCGTGCTGAAAAAACATCTTACCGATGAACAGCTTTTTGCGACAGTGGAGACTCTGCAAACGAACGATATTGAATATGTTCCATTTTTCATGACGGATTTCCCCGGCGAAAATTTCCTTATGAAGACCAAGACGGCGAAGATGGCCCAAAAAGTGGGTGGATATCCGGTGATCTGGAAATATGAGAATTTGAAAGGAGAACGCGCATGGGCATATCAACCGCAATAGCTGGCGTTGGTGCAGCCGGAAGCCTCGCGTCTGGACTCATGGGTTCCGATTCCGCAAGTGATGCCGCAGACGCTCAAGTTGCTGCGTCCAGAGAGGCAAACGAGCTTCAGAAATACATGTACGATACGGCCCGCGAAGATCAGGCCCCGTGGAGAGAAACGGGCGGCGCTGCGGTAAACTACATCGCGCAAATCCTCGGGATACCGGGTTACGGAGGAACAACCACAACGGGGACAAGCGGAGGGAGCGCAACGTCACTCACCGCGCCGAACCTGGAAGACTACAGAATAGGAACACCGCAAAATGCGGCAACGCGGCAACGCGCAACTTCACCCGATGCGTTTGTTCCACAGGCGGCTGCATCGTACTACCTCGACCCTGAAACAGGCCAAGTGAAGCAAACGGCTTTCGGGAACACGGCACCAGGTGCGGCGCAATACGACTACGCCAAATACAACAGCGCGCTGGAGGATTACAAAAACTCGCTCTCCTCGGGAACGACAAGCACGGCGGCAACGCCCCTGGACCTGACGAATATCCTTCGAGCGACTCCCGGCTACCAGTTCCAGGTTGGCGAAGGAACGAAGGCAATCGAGCGGAGCGCGGCGGCGAAAGGCGGACTCCTTTCTGGCGCTGCCGGTAAAGCCTTGACCACCTACTCTCAGGGCGTGGCCGACCAGACATACAACAACTATCTATCCAATCTCATGTCCGTCGCCGGTTTGGGCCAGAACAGCGCCAATACCACAACCTCGGCTGGTACGAGCTACGCCAATGCCGCTTCGAATAACCTGCTCTCGGCTGGGAACGCAAAGGCGTCGGGATACATCAATTCCGCGAATGCTTTGACGGGGGGGATAAGCTCGGGGATGAACAATTATCTGCTGTACAGCATGTTGAACAAGGGCAGCGGTGGGAGTGGCGGTTCCAATTGGGGCTCCGGAATGACCAGTACCCTATCCGGGAATCTCGGCTGGGGCTAAAGGAGAGACACGATATGGCAAACGGACTGCCCGAACTGAATACAAATTACGGGCCAGACATGGCGAAAGTTCTCACCACGGTCGCAGCCATTAAGCAAGCCGAGACGCAAAACGCCTTGGCGAATATGAAGCTGCAGGATCAGATTCAGACGAAAAACGCACTCTCTTCAGCATTCGGAGGAGGCGACCAGTCTGGAACCAATGCGATAGGGTCCGGTGCATACCAGAATGCGGCGAACGCACTCCTGCGGCAGGGCAATGTTGAGGGGGCCAAGAATGTCGCCGCCATCGGGTCTTCTTTCAATAAGTCCGATCCGGAGGGGAAGCTTAAGCAGATCGAAACCGCCCAAAAGGTGATTGACTTTGGCCTCAAGGGACTTCCGTACACGAACCTGGAAAACTATCCGGAGTACAGAAGAAACCTGCTCGGAATGATGGGAGCGCAGTCACACCCCATGCTCCCCGACCCTTCCGTATTCTCCGGACACGAAGATCCGCAAAAAGACTTCAACGACTGGAAGGGATGGGCGCAGAAACAAGCCCTCACGATAAAAGAACAGATCGAACTGAACACTCCTCAACTGCAAAACGTCCAGGTTGGCGAAACCAACCAACCCGTGGCCGTATTCAAGGGCCGGGGCATGGAAGGCATTCAGGCGATACCTGGGACGGGTGGGCCGAAGTGGGACGCCAACAAACAGCAAATGAATGTGGAACTCCCCGACGGAACGAGCGTGCGAGTGGGAGGGAGCAGAGACCTTGCCGCTAATTCAGGCCTCGGGAAGGTGGCGCAAAACAAGGTAGAGGAAGATCTGCTCAAGGCAACGGATGTACTCAAAAATACGATCCGAATAAGGGATTCCTTTGATCCCCAGTTCGCGACCTATGGCGGGCAGGCAAAAGGTGTGTGGGCCGCGATCAAGGACAAGATTTCAGCCGGGAGCCTGGGGCCGGAGGACGAGCAGTATTTGAATGCGTTCAAGACCTACAGGGCGGAGGCGGGCCAGGTATTTTCCCAGTCGCTCAAGGATTTATCAGGAGTTGCGGTTAATCCCGCTGAATACAAGAGGGCCGAAGCATTTCTTATCAATCCGGGAACTGGAATGTTTGACGGAGACTCGCCCGAGGAAACCAAATCGAAGGTTTCCCGCATGCTGGATTTCCAGAGGAAAGCCGTTGCGCGGCTGAATTATGTGCGGCGCTACGGGATGAGCATCCAGAATATCCCGCTCGATAAGATGGATGAGGTTATCCAGAAACGGGCAGGCCAGATCGAAAAGAATCTTATGCCCTATTATCCCGGAGAAGAGAACAAGGCGGCGCTGATCGAGAAGACCAGGTCGGCATTGGCCGAAGAATTCGGGCTCACAAATTAGAGAAAGGGGCGACGCCGGTGGCTCTTGCAAACTATTCCGATCTGCTCTTGCGAGACGGAGAATCAAGTTCACCTGGAGAGCCGAGCGTGGCTAAGAAGTGGAGTTTCTCCACTCACTACGACACGCCGGAAGCATTCGCTCTCGACTATTACAGGCACCAGGGCTGGGAGCCGCACCAGGCAGCCGCCATTGTGGGCAACCTTTCCCACGAATCGGCGGGCATGAACCCTGAAGCGATGGAGACGGGCGGGAAGGGATACGGGCTTGCACAATGGACCGCATCCGACCGCATACGCGGACTCATGGCTCATGCCAGAGCCAAGGGCGAAACTCGCCCCGGATTTCTCACGCAGCTCGAATACGTTCAGAAGGAGTTGGATGAAAATCCGGATTTTGGGGCGGAATCGCTCCGGGCCGCCAAGGATGTAGACGAGGCCACCAAGGTATTCTCGGCAAAGTATGAGCGCCCAGGAATCCCGCGAATGGAAAGCAGACTCCAGCGGGCGAGAAAGATAGCGGGTGACTTGATATCCCCATCCGAGGCAGGTGCGGCAGAGATTCCCGTTGCTGGGGACCCATCCATTTCCGCCTCAAAGATTCAGCCGGTTCTTGATGCGAACAAGGAAAAGAACTTTGTCCAACGGATAATGAACCCGGAAAAGTATCCCACGATAGACCTTGGGGATGGTTCGGTAGGAACCCACCTGATGTCGAGTGCTGAATTCGGGAATAAGAATGTGGTGTTCCCGTTGATTGTGCAAGATCCCCAAACCGGGCAACTAACCAAGTTCGATGATTTTAGACAGGCGGCGGATTACGCGAAGAAAACTGGGGAGTACATCCCGTTCAATACACGCGAAGAGGCTGAATGGTTCGGAAAAAATTACAAGGATATTTGGGGTAAGGACTGGAGGGTTGAAGGGGGCAAGGTAATTCGGGGCACTCCAGCCAGAGCGGCGGAAATACCCAAGGCCGAAGGAGGCGAAAAGCCATCGGCTAATTACGCCGATATGCTTTTGCGGGATGCTGGAGGAGGGGTGCAGGATAAGCCTCAATTGAAACCTCGCCTGACCATACAAGCAGGGGACAGCATAAAGCCAACAGAACCCAAGGGACGGGAAGGAGCGCCCGATTCTGGAACGGTTGTTAAGGCTGGTATCGCTCAGGACAAACTCACGAAACTCAAGATCTATGCCGCTGCGCGATTCCCAGAAGAGGGAGAAAGTGCCGTCCGGCGCTATTGGATGGACCGTGACGGGAATATCGAATACATAGACGACGATCATATCATTAGAAGGGAATCGCCGGGGAGCCTTAAGGAGACTCTTGCGGATGCCACGGGAAGCATACCGAGGTTTGTGGGTGGCGTGGCCGGAGGAGCCATTGGGGCCAGACTCCCGATACCCGGAGCGGCCCCCACTCTTGCAATGGTAGGGTCCGGCCTTGGCGCGATTGCCGAACAGTTTGTCGGAGAGACCCTTGGGGATAAACCGAAAACACCCATGCAGCGCGCCGGAGCTTTCGCGGAAGGGGCGGCCGAGGCCGGGGTTGGGGAACTCGTCGGCTATGGCGGAGTGAAACTTATAAACCGGCTAAAACGCCCTTCCGGTGTGATTGCCGAACGCCTGCAGGTGGATTATCCGATCATCAATCAGGTGGAAGCCCAACGGGCAATTGATCTTGGAAGGGAATTCGGCATTCAGTTGAATCAGGCCGAAATCTACAATTCGCCGACTCTTCTCAATATCTTGCATCAGGCCTCGAAAACCCCAGGCCCAGCGGCTGAAAAGCTCCGAATTTTCAACGACCAGGTAAGAATCCCGCAGGTGAATGCGGCAATAGAACGGGAACTCAATTCCATATCCCCGGAGGCCTCCGTATTCGAAGCAGGCAAGAAGGCCAGCCAAGCTTCGACTGATGCCCTTGAATCTTTGAAGGGGCAGCGGCTTGGATCGGCAGACCCCTATTACAAAAGGGCTAAAACATCAACCCAGTCAGTTGACATGGTACCCGTTCTCTCCGAGATAGAGCGGCGCTTCGGAGAAGCGCTCCCCAACGGAACGCGCAGACCAGGCATAGAACGACTTCGACAACTGTTTGTGGAATCGCAGGGAGTAAAACTACCCGATGGGACTGTCAAAGTGATCGAAAAGCCCATAACGGATGTTAAACGGCTCATTGAGGCCAGAAAGGAAATTGACAATCTTTTCAAGGGCGAACAGGACCGGGCAATACGGAACTCAATAGAGTCGGACAAGACGGAAATCAAAAAGATTCTGACGCAGCAAATGGAAGGCGCAAGCCCCGAGTTCGCAACGGGCCGAAGAATCTGGAAGGAGAAGAGCGAGACGATAGACGATTTCCTGTACGGTATCACTGGAAAAAATCCTAACAAGAAGTACAAGAAAACAATCCTCGGCACCATCGAGGCGCTAGAGGGCGAGAATGTAGCGAAAGCTCCACAAATTCTTTTTGGAGCCGATTCGTCGCCCGAAGCCGTGGCCCTTGCCAAGAAATATATCCAGGGATCTGATCCGGATGCGTGGGACGCAATTGTAAGAGCCACACTGCAACAACGACTCGAAGCCGTTCCTTTTGGAAGTCCGAGCACCTACGGCATACGGTTCAGAAACAAGGTGCTCCCCAACGTCCGCCAGGAAGCCATGCTCAAGACGGCCATGGAGCCGGATCAATTCAAACATTTTGAAGATCTGCTCGAAGTCCTGCAGATAGCAAACCGCTCCGTTTACACCAATTCGCAGACCGCTTTTATGCTGGCTGGAAAGGAAGCGGTAGAATTGGAAGCGGGAGGTGGGTTAGCTAAAGCCATGCGTCTACCTAGCGTGATTACGCCTGGTGGATGGATGAGAAGGGCAGACCTTATAAGCCAGATAAGGACACCTGGATATCTGGATAAGATTACCACTGCGCTTTATGATCCGGCCATGATGAATGAAGTAACGAAGATAAAGAAACTCGGTCCCGGTGCGGCACGTTCAGTAAGAGCTGTAACCCTTATGGCTGCTATTGCTGGTGGCGATCAGATTGACGAGGATCTTTCCGGCTCCAAAGAGTTCTACCCTTACGGGAAGCCGAACGTAGTAGGGGAGAAAAAATAGTCGCCAGGCCTGCGGAACCAACGACGGCCACGCAACCCATAATGAGGATATCGAAGGTATCCCATGCTCTGCCCGGATGGTGATCCTTTATGAAAGCCGCTATGATTATGACGAGGGCAAAGCATAAAACGTGCCAGAACGATTCGTCTTTGGTTTGGAACGACATGGCTGCTACCTCTTTACCACTCCCTATACTTCCAGCCCTTGAGCAGTTGGGTTTGGGAGTCGAAAGTACACCGCATTTCGTACCCGTGCGAAACGGGTGCTTGAACAAGGAATTGACCGACCGGAGCATAGACTTGCTTCGTGTCGTTCGTGGTCCAGACAGCCACAAAAATGGCGTCTCCATTGGCTTTGTTGGCCGGAGGTCCATGCTGGGAAATGATATCGTCGTAGGTGGCCTTGCCGATAAGCGGGTTCATCCTGGCGGCCACTCGGTCATAAACATTTTGCTGAGTGGCGCAAGCTGAAAATAACGTGATGGCGAGGATGGCAAGCAATACAAAATGCTTCATGGAACACTCCATACTGTGAGGAATTTATAAAGTAGCATAAGTTTTTAACCTGTCAAATCTTTTCCTTCCGGCCTGATCAGCCGTTGAAGGAAGCAACAAGGGGGAAAAATGAAGCTCCGGTTCAAATTTGCAGCGGCGGCAATCGTATTTGTTTTGTGTCTCATCGGAACACTCTGTCTTCCCTGCGGCGAATCCTATGGGTCCATCGGCATAAACCCGAAATTCAAAGGCTGGACCACAAACGGAACACCTCTTGCCGGTGGGTTGCTCTACACCTACAAACCTGGCACAACAACAGCAAAATCAGCCTACACAGATTCGGCTCTTGCCACACCGGCAGCGAACCCCGTTGTGCTCGATGCCTACGGTGAAGCTTCAATCTATTTCAAGGGCTCGTACAAACTCGTTTTGAAAACTTCAGCAGGGGTTACGCTCTGGACCGTCGACAATGCTGCAGGCATAGGAGGATACCTAGAAGTGAGCGCGTCAGACTGCGGAGGGCTTAACGCAGCCATAACCGCTCTAGGATCAACGGCCTGTGAACTTGTGGTAGATGATGCTGACGCACTAACCGCATCCGTAACAGTCCCCACCACAATGAGTTTAAAAATCATCAAAGGAGGCTTGATTACAACCACCGGGTATACTCTCACCATAAACGGACCCTTTCAGGCTGGCGTCTATCAAGTGTTCACGGGGACCGGGACGGTGGTGTTTGGTTCGCTTACGCCTGAATTGCATTCCTCGTGGTGGGGAACTGACGTCCAGGGCATGTTGTCCTCGGCCACGGCTGGCGGACAGGTTATGATTGTGGACCCTGGTACATACACCCCATCGACAGCCTGGATATTGCCGGACATAGCCAATGGACGGCTGTACGGATTCGGAGCCACGGTAAACACGACCGCCACATCCGGCTACATAATCCGTACCCCCACCGTGGCTACAAATCGGCACAGTTGGATAGTCCACGGGTTCCTCCTGGACGGAAACGCGAATCAGGTTTCCGGAATCTATTGGCAATCCTGGAAGAAAAGCAGTATCGCATTCAACTGGTTCAAGGATTGCGATATTGCAATTCATACCTACGACGATGCGTATTACAACGAATTCGCGTTAAATAAGTACAGGGATTGCAACATAGGCGTTCGAGCCGATGGTGCAGTGGTTGGCTCCGGCCCTAATGAGTCCCAAGTAATAGGAGGGTCGTTTGAGTCATGTGGGACTGGAGTATCCCTTCTGAACACTGATGGGTTTAAGGTCATCGGTAGCGCCTTAGAACTGTGCTCAGTGGAAGGCGCAACTCTCGCGGCGAATGCGCAAAACACGCATATCGTAGAGACCCGATTCGAAGGGAACACCAGCGATATTTCCATTGCCGGGTCATCGTCTGGTGCCGTTATCCGGGACTGCAACGGTCTTGACTTGGCAAAGATTACCGATGGCGGGTCGGGTAACGCTATCTACGGTGCTCTGCCGTATGTGGATATAAATAAGTTCCTTCGGTGGGCAACGTCCGGAAGCTTCTTGAATGAAGCCTCGGGTGGCATTGGGCTTGCTGTTGGTCAGGTTATCGAATTCCTGACGGATGCGGGAACTGCCGCTACAAGCAGCGGATTTCTGATCCAGACCAACGGGGCAAACGGATACTTCGAAATGTTCTGCCGCAATGCGGCGGGAACGTGGACAAGGTTTTTTAAGTCTCGGCAAGATCTTGCCGGGAGAACCAGGATAGGAGACGGTGGAGATCCCACCGACGCCACACTATCGAGTGGGACCATAGGTGTGGATGGATATACCGCAGCGGCTTTGGGGGCGGTCCCATCGGCGGGGGTGATGCGGTATTGCACAGATTGCACAACTGCTTCTCCATGCGTGGGTGGTGGGAATGGACACCTCGCCGTTTCGAACGGGACGGCTTGGGAATGTGATTGAAATAATAAGGGGGCTTCTGGATTTTAAGAAGCCCCCTCCCAGGTGTCATTGGGTTACCCTCATCGCCGCCTTGTACGCTGCTGGCCGGCACCACAACTTCTGTAGGGCTGACCACTCGCGGGAGTATCTCCTGTTTTCCGTTGAACTGCGGTACAGCATGGCGAACGGCAGAAAGTTCAGTGCATAGACTTCTTTTAGGCGTGTCTCGGCCCGCTCCAAGGTTTCACCGTTCCATCCTATCAGTACATAGCAGCGCTTCTTCTCCCGGCTGAAATTGCGCAAAAGATCAGCGCACCGCCTCAGATGCGCGATAGCTCCTGGTGTGTCACAGGCGAAGAACATCGAACCGACTGCTGTGCTGTGGAATAGCTCCACGTGCCAACTCTGAAGCAGTCGGCAATCAAGTCCACCTGAAAATATGGCGGCTTTCGGTTGACGGGCCAGCATATCGAACACGCGGTACAGGTGCTTTCCAGAACACGCCAGGAGATTGTTGTCCAGGATGTTCCAGCCGTCCCTGATGGGGAGTTCCCGGATCGCGCCGCCTTCCCTGGAAGGCACAAGGCAGAATCCACAACTACGGATGCAGCCGCGTGACGTTATCACCGCGCCCTCTTTTACAAATCTGCCGGGTATGAATTCCCCGCCGCGATCCCCGTACGCCGGACCTCCTATTTGAACGTCCGAATAGTATTGCGACCACGCACGGGCCAAACGTTCGCCCTCTGGTTTATCCCATATGAACGCAACCGAAACACGCACCGGCATGTCAGGAGGGCGGAATAGCGGTGGATCACCGATGAATGCAAGTTTGTCAGTGGGCGTCATGCTGGTTCGGCGTGGAAAGACTCTGATCATTGATTTGCCCTCATCGCCGCACGGATCGCCGGGAACTGCCGGTCATGATTTCTCAAGATTTCTTTCCGGCAGTGGCGCCGGCGTAGAACCGGGTTTTGAACCGGTCTCAGCGCGTCGTGAAATGCCCGGCAACTCCTGACGCCGGTAGCGGTCATGCGGGCCTTTGCCTCAGCGATATCTGCAAGTTCCAGTATCTCTTCGGCCATTTTATCCGCGCATATCCAAACGTTTAATGCTGAAGACCAGAGGTCGGAGTATGATATATCGTCCGTGGTGGTACTGACCGTTGGATCGTATGCGATCATTGCGTTCGTCCATTGCGAAGCTCTTGCATGAAAGTATAAAGCTCGGAACTTCTGCCTGAAGGAAGATCGCGAAGGTATATCGCGGTCATCTTATCCCAATTTTCCACCAGTGACCTCCATTCCGGGTATGCTTCGGCCACTTCATGAAGCCTGCCTCTCCATTCCGGTATTGTTGTGAAAAGCCTGTGGCATCTCCCGAAATCGGAAGGGTCGTAAGGGATGCTTGGGTCTGGCGGTGTTACTCCCATCATCACGGCCCATATGGTGATGGAACTTGAGCCAGTGTCGTTTGAGACTATCCATTGTTCAGATGTCATGTTCTATCATCCTTCTCTATTGGAGAGGGGTGTCATTGCGCTGCCTCTGGATTCTCGTAGATGTTGCCGATGACTTCAGCCTCAGAATATTTTCTCAATGGCACAACCACTTCGCTATCATCAATGGACTTTAACGCAAAACCTGGAGGATCTTCAATCCACGCAACTTTATATTCAGGCTCATAAAACCCATAGGCCGGGTCATCTTTTGATATATTCCCGTAAAGCCGGACAACATCCCCCTCGTAAATCTCCACCCCGTTCTTGTCGCACAGGCCGGTGAACTGCATGAGGGTAAACCGATCCGCCTTCCAATCAGACAGGCTCTCTATTCCCATGAGCATCGTATTTGACGCAGAGTCCCAGCAACGAAATTTAATCTCTCTCATCGCTTACTTCCCTGCTGCTGGACATGATCCGCTGCACGTAATCCCTGGCCTCCTCAAGAGACCAGGCGTGGATGTATTTTTCACCCTTCGTTACGTCATTGTGAAACAGCTCCTCTGCCGTTTTTGCCCCTACGGTCTCAGTCCATTCGATGTGGATCACCCGTTTTCGCCATCCGATTTTGAAGCGTCCGATCTCAGTGGTAACGATAAACCATGGGCGATGGCGGCAACACCATTGCGAGCAGTAACCGTTTGGAATTGATTCCACGAAAATCTTGCCGGGGAAAAGCGACAGCAAGTCCTGGCGCTCCTTCTCGGCAGACTCTACCGCTTCTTCATTTTTGGCTATTATGGCGGCCATTATTTCCGATTCAATACTTTCTGCGGCATCGCTTGCAGCCCTCCAGATTGCCTTAGATTGCAAATCCGGCAAGGCGGATGCAGTTACTAGAATCTCAATTCCAAACATGCCGTATTTGCCGTGAGCCTCGGACTTAAAAAGCGTTTTGTATTCTGGCATATGCTGTATCCTCTCCCTCAACTCTCCGGGATTTCCGGAGGGTTGCCTATCACTGCATCCACTTGCCCCTTCGGCTTTTGGCGTCCGAGTTGCAGATCATGGGCATGTCTAGCATAGTTACTAGCCACAGCTTCATAGTGATTCTGGAGAACGCGCAAGGCATTGGCAAGAGTGACACTTTCACTGGATGCCAACCACGGTGCACGTTTGCCGAAACCAGCACTTTTTACCTCGTACCGGGGGATTCCATTTTTTGACCTTCTCGTGACAGACAATGTGGAAATCCGGTTAAAACCAGCAGATTGAATCCCGGTGGCCTCAAGGTAATCTGCTGTGTCTTGGAATCTGTTCCTATGGATAGTCCAGTTGTAACCGGGCATTATTCTTTCAAGTTCCTTTCGGAATTTGGTTCGTTCTTTATCGTCGGACATCACAACTCCCTTCTGGGAATGTTATCCAAACTTGAGCAAAGAACTCTTTGTCGATAGGAGGAACCGCCCAAGCTCTTCTAATCTTCAGACCGGAGCCAGGGACATCCCAAAACAAGCTGGTTCCTATTATCTTTGCCATACCGCGAGCCATGGCAAAGGTTGAAAGAGGATCATCGCTTAACGTATCGTCGGACATAACTTCACTCTCCTCTCTGCACAACGCCCGTCCCTGGGCGGACCAGTAGATCCGCATTTAGGACACCATCCACGGAATTCGTCGGAAGTGGTTTCGAATATTCGCAAGTCGTTATTCCCGCAGTACGGGCACGGCTTCAGTTCCATTTCACTCACTCCCTCCACAGCACCATGGGCATAAGAATGCCGTCGCCTTCCCTGAAGGTGAAGTAACACGCTTGCCCGCGAGTGGCCGGAGCAATGAATGCAAGCGGTCCAAAAGCTTTGACGAGCCTGGCAATGTATCGCGGGTCAACCGCCGCGATACCGATTTGCACCACTTTCCCAAATAACACCCCTGCACCATCACACTTTGGGCAATCCTTGCGGGCTATCTTGCCCTTGCCCATCAGGAAATAGCCCTCTCCATCACAATTTAGACAATCCGCCTCATATTCGTGATGGCCAGTGTCCCACGTAACAATGCCTTCGCCGTGGCATTCGGGGCATTCACGCTTCTCTTTTGTCCCGCGAATGGAGCAGTCGTGGCACCTGGCGAGAAGCCCCCGCACCGACTCCATTGTAACGGTCACCTTCTCCCCATCCCGGTTGGCTCTGTTGATTACTTCCTCGCAGGTTTTGACGGCTTCGGGGTTCGGCGCGCAGAGTTCGCCCATGGTCCGCACTACAAGATGGCCGTTGGTTGCGTAGGTATGCCCGTTGCCGGAAAACGGAACCTCGCTGTTCGTGAGGCGGGCGCACGCAGTTTGCCCGCAAAACTGTTGAAAACGTTGGACTATGGTTTGCTTTGGCACAGTATACCTCCCTGTCAATTCAGTGGTTACCACTTCTTCGGGTTTCATCACTCTCCTCTCTGCACGCTGCACGTCCCGGCGCACTCGGGGCAGTATCCGGAGCCGTTGCAGTGCGGGCAGGTTGAGCCTTCGGTGTTGGTGGGCGGATCGGGTAAGGGCGTCCAGTGGGTAGCGTATTTAGTTATGTTATGTAAGTCTGCGGTGATAATCCTTCCAAAGATGGAGTGCGTTGCCATTCGAATGCATACTCCGTCAAAGACAAGAAACCAACTTCCATCCTTAGGAGCGGTCTCTATTGGTCCCCACTGCATGTTATTCCTCCCACCATGGTGTTTCCGTTGCTTTTGGAGTTCCGCCAGGGATTGCCGCGAATGATCCGTAGATATCGTGCGTGGGTGATACCTGAGGTATCCAGATTACCCCTCTTACGGGATTCCCGTGCATTGCAGCGGAGGTTGCAATTTTCACCGCCTTGTTGACTATCTCTTGGATGTAAGAGTCGGTGGTTTGCATGTTATTCCTCCACCACGAGCCGGGCTGTCCTCGGTTTAGTAGGTTTCTTAGCGATATAACGATGGTGGAAGTCAATCCAGCCGTAGAATGTACCGTCGGGATGCAGGATAATCTCCGACGCATCCTCAAGCCGCTTGCGGAGGGCGGCGTGGTCGGCTTCGGTTTTAACGTAAATATTAACCCATTCGTTATGGGACTTGAGTAGTTTGGCTAGCTCTTCTTGCAGTACCTTAATCTCCTCTCCCTGCAACTCGATCAACTCCGTGCTGCTATCGAGTTGGGCACGGAGGGCGTTGTAAGCCTCCTCTGTGTAGCCCGAAAACAAGACGGCATGGTGCGGGAGACCTACCGATGGTTGCCAATTATTGAGCATTGATGCGCGGCACGACATGCAGGGTTCTTCTAATCCTGCAACTTCAAAAAACGTGCAAGTCTCACAACTGTGGTCACTCATTTTTGCCATTCCCATCAATAGTCGGCGCGTATTTATCTCGAATGTGAATTGGACCGCAACGCCCCATGGCGGCAAGACGGGAGGCCATCTTTTCAGCATAACAGTGGTCGCACGCGGGGCTGATCTTCGTGCAACCCGCCACGGGATTTAAAGTTTCGTCGCACCAGGGAATATTAGTGGGCATTTCTAACCCTCCGATATTTTACGAAGCCCATCCATTCGGCGAAAGAAAAGCCGGGGTCTATTTCCAGATATCGCTGATAATTCCTCTGCGATCTGGTCAGCTTATTTTCGGGTTCGCGCCGGACCTCACCGACTATTTGAGTTCCAAGGTAACAGCCAAGAGGGCTATTAAGGTCCGTGATGCTCCAGCCGCAGGCACACTTGTCCTTATCGTTACCATTACCGCCGCGATTGCATCTGGCGCAGGACGTCCATTCTATTTTTGTTGTCATCCGATCTCCTTCATCGCCGCCATGATCTGCGCCGCGACCTGGGGCACTATTGCGTTGCCCATCGCTTTTATGGATTCTCGTCGCCATCCTTTAAGCTCACCCAATCCTTCGGGTAGCCCATGAACCACGTTGCAAAGGCTACTGACAGCCTGTAGCCAATGTTGTGTCCAGGGGCTTCCTGAGTACCTTTTGGCAGAATTTGTCTCCTCGCAAAACGCAACGATCTCGTGTTCCGGGCCCCAGACCCACGAAGCGGCCAGGGCAAAACCGCCGATACCGGAGAACAAATCTAAATGCCTCAACTCACGTTCCACAACATCGGCTGCTTCGGATCGGGAACATTGTGGATACCGCCTTCATCTTCCCAATACTTGAAGATCATCGATTCTTCTTCCTCAGTGATCAACTTCCACCCGGTTGCGGCTTCTGTCTTCTTCAACTCTTTCCAAAGCCGTGTTCGCATCAGGACAAGAAAGGGGCCGCAACCCTCTTCCCCGTTCCTTCGTATTCTCGACCTGTAGGCAGTTGTATTCGCGGCACTCACTAGGAGGTTCTTGAATCTGCGGAGCGCCTTGTAACGCTCCACTTCTCCGGTGTTGAATCCGATCATCTTGAGTTGCGCTTCTCTCTGCAGTGGACAGGCCCAGCAGCCGTACCGGGCATTACCGACGCACACGCCTTGCTTTTCGCCGTAGACGCACTCATCCGAAGAAAAGCGATAGACTTTGACCAATTCTGCGTAGTCGCCCCATGGGCAATCTGTGGTCAGGAGAAACTCCCAAACATCATGGGATGACCAATGCAGGATCGGAGCATAATGATTCGGCTTGTAATCCTTCTTCTGATAAATCTTTGCCCGCAATGGGCTTTCCGCCCTCCTGACCCCCACAAAAACCATCCAATCGTCACCAACTTCAGAAATTACTCGTTTTGTGAATTTGGTGATGGGATCTATTTTGAGCTTTCCAGTGCACCAACGAAAGCCCATGTGCGCGGCTGGATAGCCCCGGCCCAAAACGGACACCCAAAAGGAATCTTTGGCGGGAGGATGAACGGTTACGACCTCAGCATTGAGCTTGTTTGAGCCGATGTATTCGCGGATATTTTCCTTCGTTCGGTCCACGTAGGCCTGGAAATAGGGGATTTCCATAAGGGTGTCCGAAGTGACAATGTAAAGTTTCTTGTCAGTCCCTTCCAGTGCCGATAATGCGTTTTGCAAAACCGTTGTGCTGTCCTTTCCGCCCGAGAACGAAACGATATTCACCGACCGCATTTGACCGCGCATTTCGTCAACCAAGTCGAGAGATTTATCTAGAAACTCTTCGCATTGTTCCATCACGCCGCCATCCTCTCACTCCACACCACAATCGACGCCGTAGCTCTCTGGTACTGCGGCCATTGGTCCATACTCACTCCCCGTGCGCCGGACAGCCCTGGCGCTGGGCACAGTCGGAGTCGCAGAACTCCACGAAAATACTGTCGCCGGAATTGGGGCACTTCACCCTTGCAGGTTCCTCAATGGGTTCCGGAGTGGGCTCGGGCTTCTTGGCCTTAAGCTTGGCCTTGAGGGTTTCCTTGGCGTCTTCGGTCTTTTCTTCCATGTCGGTTTTGACGCATTCCTGCCACGTTGTTTCCCCGTCCCGAATCGCCGCATAGATAGCGCGGAGTTCCGTCAATTCTTTTGGTGCGAGGCTGTCCGTTTTATGCCCGAGATACTTTTCGATCTCTGCTGGGTAGACTCCGAGGGAAGCAAAAGAATCGAGGAGCTTCTTTTTGGCCGCTTGCGGGTCGGACTTGTCGGCTTTGGCCTGCGTTGCAGCCGCTACCGACCGAGCTTCGTCTATGATATCGCCGGGGATGAGGCGCAAACCCTCATTGCGGATAGCCTTTGAAATGAGGGCGTTCGTCTTGGTCTGGAGTTCGTCTTCTGTGGCCTTAACCACGAACACGGTCTTTCCGTCCGAGTTCGTGCGCTCACTCACCACTTCGCGGTCTTTGGAGTTCTTGCGCTCGACGGTCTTTGCGATCTGGATCTCTTTGCCAAATGATGTGTTGGTTTCCAGGTCGAGGCAGCGCACCTTGATCCGGCGCACGGTTTCATCCTCATAGATCGTCTGCGTTTCAATATCGACGTTGCGCCATTCGCGCAGGGCCAGTTCGGCGAAGCGGATGGATGGGCCGGTCAGAAACTTTTTGTCCCATGTTTTGGTTTGCTTGTTAAATTCGTTGATTGGCTTCCTAAACTCCACGTGTTCGGCAAATGAGGGGCGCTCACACTCCTTTAGGATCTTTATCCGTGCTTGGTCCTCATTGCGGGGCTTGTGCAAAGCCATGAGGTACGCCGCCTGAATCCTGGCTTTGGCCGATTCCGCAGCCGCTACCGCTGCCGGGTCCACATAGCCGAAACCGGGATTATTATTCTGTGCCATAAGATCATTCATGATTCAAACCCCTTGAGAAAGTATGTTGTGAACTTTTGGAAAGGCTTTCCGGCCTTTGCGCACGCCGCATAAGCCTCGGGAAATTGCTTTTCCAACCTCTTGCTGTCTACCGTCTTGCGCCCGTTCTGGTTTATCAGATAGGCCCGGAAGCCGTCCGACTCGGCGCAGTATGTATCACCCATGATCCGCTTGATTTCAGCCTTGGCCGTTTCTTCCAAAGCTTCGGCCTCCTTGCGGATCTCCTGCGCCTCGTAGAGTTCCCGGACGGCAATCGACCATTCGGCGGTGTCGATCTTGATCGTGTTCCCGGTGGTGGGCGGCAACTCGATTGACGGTGCGTTGTCCTCGGGAATAATCCCCTGCTGTAGATCGGACCAGAACTTTCCGGCCTCATCGATCATGAGGGCTTGCAGTTCCCTGTCGGATTCGACCTGGAAGTGCTCCAGCTTCCACAACTCAGAATTGAACACCGCGAAAAAGCCTGCTTCTGAACCCGTGATTGAAAGATACCACTGCAACTGACTGATCCATGCGGTCGGGAGTCCTTCGCGCCGTATCTTGGAGAATACGGCTATTCCGGGGGCCTTGATTTCGAGCACTGCTTTATCGGGCGTGGTCCACCTGTCGATATTGCCAAGCATCCAGGGATGATCGGGATGGACGAGAATTTGCTTTTCCTCCACAACCTCGATGCCGGTTGTCTCGGAGAAGATATCGGCTATGATCGGTTCAAGGCACGTTCCCCGTTTCATCGGGGCCGTTTCTTCCTGCTCTGGCATAAGTCCCAACTTCTCAAGGGCAAGGTCGCGCTTGCTCTTGTAGGGGTTCACGCCGAGGATGGACCCAATGTCCGATCCGCCGATTCCTTTTCTTCTTTCGGCTAACCATTCTGTTCTGTCTTGACTCACGTATTCCTCCTGAGTATTATCGATTTTGATGGGTACTGGCTTTAGCCCCTCCGTCGTTGCAGCGGCGTGAGGGGCTTTCCTAGCAGAACTCCAAAGGCTCACCACGCTCGAATGCCGCCTCCATTCCCTTGGCAAGCAGTATTGCGTTAGCCCTGTCATGGCTTTCCGGCCAGCCCTCAACCAATTCTCTAAGCCTTTTTGCAATAGACGCACAGAGGTTTGGAGTAAGCTCGCCGTCACAATCCGAATGGTCCAAAAGCGGTATTATGTCGTCAGAGAATTTGGACCACGGCACACAGCCGTCGAAGCCATCCATTGAATCAAGATCAATCCCTACCTCTTTGGCGAGTTTTACCCGGAACGCGTTAAACCCGCCGTAACTCCACTGTGCATCGCAATGGCTGAAAGCTATTCCCATCATCAATCCTTTCCGTCAGGCTTCCGCCTCCTCCGCGTTCTCGTCGTAGGCCGTCTGCTTGCAGTATTCGCAGGGGCCTACGCTGAGATAGAATCCATTTTTCTTAGTCTCCAGGCTGGCAGACAGGTCTTTGCCGCACTCGCTGCATGCAATTTCGATGTCCATGGTTGCCATCACTCCACCCTTCCTTTGACCCGCACAAGCTTCTTCGCGTAGTCGAAAAGGTCATCCTCACCGCACAGCCGATGCACCGGGCAGTCGGGATAACACTCAGGGCACGGCTCGGAGCAGTCGGGGCGCTGTGAGCGCTCCCATTCGCGGTCCCACGCGTCTACAACTTCGGGGAATGGTTTCATGAGTTTTCCTCGTCCCAGCGATTCCAGCACCTGTTTTTGCTCGGGAAATGCTTGCATTCCGAAAAAATCCCATAACCGCACTCGTCCCACTTGGGCTTCTTGTTGTAGTTGGCACATTGATACCACCATGCAGGGCAGGTGAAGTTCCTGTCCTCGGATTTTTCGGGAAACGGTTTTCCGTAAAGCCAATCATGGAAAGGCATTCCGCCGAAATCGGAGAGATTGAAGTGCTTCCCTTCCTTCGTTGTGCCTTCTCCAATGACGATACCTGGGTTGACTTCAAAAACACGGGCTACCAACTTAGCGGGTAGTTTGCGCTCTTCGAAATCTGCATAGTCGACCTTGATTATCTGCTTGCCAGTTCCTTTACACGTGCTGCAGACAACCGCCGCTCCATCGCGCTCGGCCATTCCGACATAAAGTCCGGATGCTCCGCATGTTTTGCATTCCGCTTCAAGCTCCAAAATGTGACGCGTCATGGTTTTATCCTCTCTTCCACCTTCACTATGAACATGACGGCACTCCCGCAAGGCCGCAGAATCCGCGCCGGCTTACAACTACTTCCATGTGCCCTATGGGTTCCAGTGTGGTGGAATATCGTACCGGGATATCGTTTACGTAACGCGTTTCCGGATCGTGCCAGCGCCAGCATGCGCACCGAGCTTCGACGCATAGAGTTTCGGGACGATCATTTTCGTTGCGGTTGTATGACGTGTCGGCCTTGTCGGCCGCAGAGTTCCAAGCCAACATTCGCGCCATCGGGCACCACTTAAATTTGGCTTCCTCGATTGTCATCAACATCCCACCACCTTCCTTCCCCGCACCATGCGGAGAACGTTCATCCCGCCCCGCGTGCCGGTGACATGAACGGTCTGGATGCGGCCGCAATCCGCGCAACGGATTTGGAATTTTCCCCGCATCAGCCCCGCGACTCGCCGCAGATATGCGTAGACGAGGCGGACACCCTTTGATCCGCAATTGAGACACACCAACTTTGACAGGTTCACGATTTCCCTCCCGGCTCAACCCAAAAACCGCTGATTATATTCGTGGGCTTGGTCTTGGCGATGATCTTAGCGTAGATAGACCAACTCGATATGCGAACCAGCATACCGGCGAAAATACCGGAATCCCCACCAGCCTCGATGCCCCCACCAGCCTTGATGCCCAAACCAGCCTCGATGCCCCCACCAGCCTCGATGCCCCCACCAGCCTCGATGCCCCAACCAGCCTTGATGCCCAAACCAGCCTCGATGCCCCCACCAGCCTCGATGCCCCCACCAGCCTCGATGCCCC